AACTACATATGGCTAGAATAGGAAAAATCTCTACAATTAGGAAAGAGTATAGTAATTCGCAATTGCAAACAATGGATGCTGGTCTTGCACAAAAAGGTATGACAAGAATTCCTGGAACAGGGGTATTTAAATATCCTTACAAGGAATTAGATGGTCAATATAGAACAGGTCTTGATGTGAATGCTGCTTATATTAAAAGAATTCAAGATCCCACTGAAAAAGAACTAGAAATAGAACGTGTATCAGAACTTAAAACAAAACTAGAATCTGCTTTAGGAGATGTAAACTTAGGACCTCGTTCTACATTTTGGAACTATGGACTTTCAACATCAACAGAAGATGTATTACATGTACAATCTGTAAAACTAATGGATGGTGATAATTATTTTGATTTAGGAAATCCTTTACAAGAATTAGCTTTTTCCTGGTTACGTGTCCATCCTACAATTGCTTCTAGCTATCAAGCATGGGAGAGAGGTGAATACCCAGCAGATTCACAATTTTATGTAGCAGATGATGAGATTGAAAATAAGGTGATCTTTAAAAAGAAACAACTTATTAATAAAGCAATTGTTAAGTTTGATTCAATGTCTCCTGAGAAGAAAAGAAAAGTGGCAAGATTATTAGGACTGCCTGTAACAGATAATAGTAAAGAAGAAGTAGTATACAATTTAGTTGATAATGCTCTTAAACAAACTGAATTTAAAAATGGTAAATACCAAGGATTAAATCCTGTTGAAGTGTTTGGTAGATTTGCTGATATGAAAGAAAACATATTACACATCAAAGATCTTGTAAAACAATCAATTACACATTCAGTATATAGACAAAAACCTAATGGTAGAGTTTATGAAGGAGATTTTGAAGTTGCTAAAGATGAAGAAGATTTAGTAAAGTTTCTAGCTGATGAAGATAACCAAGATGAACTAATCACTCTTGAACAAAAATTAAAAACTAAGAAACTAGCTGCTATGTAAGGAGATAGTTTTAAAATAATAACATGATACCTGTAGATAGTTTATTATATAAAATAGATCAGAAACTAAATAAACTATCAAGCAATGAACATCAACAGATTCAACTAGAAGATAAAATTCTAGCTTTAAATGAAGCTCAGATTAAACTTATAAAGCAAAAGGTTGATGGTCAAAGTACAAATTCTGGTCTTGGTATGGACGCATTTAAAAAGCGATATGAAGACTTACAAAGTTTAGTAATTAATTATAATAATCAACCATTAGATTTAACATTATTAAACGTAGAATTAAATCAATGGCATGCAAATGTTCATCAATTAGTTCCTAAATACATGTTCTATGTAGATAGTTATGTAATAGCTGATAAAGGAAGATGTAAAGATAGAAAAATTTGGATTAATAGAGATCTTGCTAAACATAGTGATCTTCAATTTATATTAAATAATACACACTACAAACCTTCTTTTGAATATCAAGAAACATTTAATTTTATTTCTTCTGATGAAATAAGTATATTCACTGATGGTACATTTATACCAAAAACAATTAATATAATGTATATGAGATATCCTCAATACATTAATAAAGATGGATATATAATGCTAGATGGTCAGCCATCTTTTGATCAAGATTGTGAATTAGAATTATATTTAGAAGATGAACTTCTTGATTTAACAGTTCAAAATCTAGCAATGTATACAGAAAATTCAAGTGCTGTTCAAAGTGCAGCATATAGAATTCAAACAAACGAATAATTTTTAACATTTAAATATATAACAAAATGGCCGATTTTTCATTAACAACCCTCTTCGTGGTTCCTGTTGGTACTTCAATTGCCAATAGCGGTTCTACGCAAGATCTTATTGCTGGAGAAGTAGGATTCTTCAGAAGCGATTACACTGTTGCAACTGCAGGTAATATTGCAGCATCTCCTTATTTTTACGTAGCACAAGGACGAGTGAATACTTATCTTCAAGGATCTAAAAGATCTGATAAGATTAAAGGATGTCCTTCTGGATCTGGATGTAGTTCAAATGTAACAGAAGCTTATAAAGTTAAAGGTTGTCCTACACCTGCCACTCAAGTGACAGACGTTGATAACTGGACTGTACAATGTGGTGATGTTGTAACATTAACTTTACGTGCACACTCTTCTTACATTGACACATTGTATTTTAATGGTTTCACTCGTAGTGTAACTGTTCAAGCACCTTGTTGTGATTGTGGTGGTGATCCATGTACTGATGTAGATGTTCCTGCTTTAATTGATCAATTTATTTATCAATTAGAACTTCAGGCTCCAGGTAATAACCCTGACAATATTTCATTTAACACTTTTTATCAATTTCAAAGAATTGGTAATGATGCTAGTGCCATCTTGCGTATAACTGGTAAGCCTTTAACTGCTTATGGTCAACCTTGTGATGTTGCAGCATTTCCTTTTGAATATGACAGAATGTATTTCCGTACATTTGTATACAGTGGACCTGCTACTACAGCTGACTTTATTGTTGCTGATAATTGTAACACTGTTGCTGATGCTGTAATTATACAACGTGCATCTTATGCTACAGGTACATCTGCAGAGATTGCTCAATTAGAGAAAAACTTTTATTCTTATCAAGCTGGATATTTGAAACATTTATACAGAATGGTTGGATATAATGAAAACTTTGAAAGTTGGGTTAGTTCTGGTACTACATATGATACTTTTTATATTAAATTTAATGAGTATGATAGATCTGCATATCAGTGGGGTGATTACATCATGGAAGATTCAATGGTAATAATTGCTGTTGAAGAAGGATCTGGTGCTGAAACTACTGTTAGTGCTATACTAAACGCTGCTTTAGGTACAATAAGTTTTGATAATACATGTGTAACAACTACATCAACCACAACAACTGTGTGGCCAAGTACATCAACAACTACCACTTTGATTCCTTAATTGGAAAGAGGTATAAATAATATCATATAACCTATGCCAGAGGGAAAGAGGATTAAATCTCAAAATCCTCTGGCATATTTATTTTAAATAACATGGCAGCTTTAAATTTAGATATATTAGTAATTCCTACATACAATGTATTAACATTAGGTATTGCTGATATTTCTACATATCCTGTTTCTCCTATTGTTTCTTCTCCCACTATTGAAATAACTATTCCAGGTTTTGGAAAAGTTACTCTTCCATTTATACCTAATGATTTTAATGTTTTTACATCTTTAACACTTGGTATAACTAGTTTTGGTGATCCTCTATTACCTCTTCCCGATGGTGTTTACTATTTAAGATATTCTGTCACTCCTTCATATATAAATTATGTAGAGAAAACAATTATTCGTGTAGAACAACTTCAAGAAAAGTTTGATAGTGCATTTATGCAATTAGATATGATGGAATGTGATAGAGCTATTAAAACTCAATCTAAGGTGGATTTAACCAGTATATATTTCTTTATACAAGGAGCAATTGCTGCAGCTAATAACTGTGCAATAATTGAATCAAATAAACTTTATAACCAAGCAAGTAAAATGTTAAATAATTTTATGAGAAATGGTTGTCAATGTTTTGGAAATAATTATATAATTAACTTTTCTTAAAATGGCAAACTGTCGTAATTGTGGAGCAAAATTTGGTTGTGGCTGTCAATTAATTAATGGTCTTTGTGCAGCGTGTAATGCTGCATTAACTAAAGGCACAAAACGAATAAAAGATGTTATTACCCAAACTTACAAATTGTGTAGATTGTTCTAGTATTCCTGCTTTACTTGCAGATATTAATTGTAAGTTGGCAGAACTTGCAAATAATCTATATAATAATACAGTATTTTCTTTAAATCGTTCTATAAAAAGTGAAGTGACTTTTGATCTTATAAACTATAAAAGAATTTTATTATATAGAGTTTGTAATATAGATTATGGTAATTATTGTGACACTAATATTTCATTAGAAATGATTGCAAGTAGAGTAAAACTATTAATACACAAATAAAAATAAAAATAAATGTCTTGTTCAAATTGTTATAATGGATGTTCAGAAATTGTTTCTGATCAATGTGTTAAATATACAGGAGTTAATGTTCCTGTTCTTGGTATTCAAACTGGAGATTCTCTATCATATGTTGAACAAGCATTAATTGAATTTCTTACATCTACATTAAATGGAACAGGAATTAAACCAGATATTGATCCTGCTATAATATGTACATTAGTTCAACAATATCTTCCTGATTGTGGAGATATAACAATAGTTGATTTATTCAATGCTCTTATAAAAGCAACTTGTGATCTTCAAGAACAAATTGATATTATTGTTGCAGAAATTGCAGTTATTGAAGCTCCTTATACAGTGGGTTGTTTAACTGGTGTTATATCAACTTCTGGAACACATGCTATTTTACAAGCTGTAATAACAAAACTTTGTTTAATAGATGTAGCATTAACAGCACTTGCTCTTGATGTTGATACTAATTATGTAAAACTTGCTGATTTATGCACACTTGTTGATGCTTGTATAACTCCTATTCCTAGTATTCCAGAACAATATAAAAAAATGGTTCCTTATACAGTGGTGGAATATTATGGAACTTTAGCAAACTTTGATGCAGCTGGAATTGGAATTACTGGACTTGGTTGGGAACATATATATTTATGTAATGGAGCTAATGGCACTCCTGATAAAAGAGGAAGAACACCTGTTGGTGTAACCACTGTCACTGGTGGTGGTGCATTTAATCCAAATGTAGATCCTGCATTCCCTGGTAACATAAACTATACATTAAATCAAATATATGGAACCAACACAGTAACGCTTACAACAAATCAAATACCTGCACATACACATATTGCCACTATCACTGATCCTGGACATAAACATGTTATCACTGGTTACGTTGGTGGAGGAAGTTCTTCTTTTGCTGCAGGAACAGGTTCCTTTTGGTATCTAAATCCAGATACATCAACTTCTACTACAGGAATTACTATTAGTAACTCTTCTACAGGAACAGGTCTTTCACATTCTAATATTCAACCTGTATTAGCTTGTAATTATATAATGTATATTCCTTAGTTTAAATAAATTAATTATAAATGTCTTGTAATTCTGGAACACTGTGTTATTCAACCAAAGTAGTTTATCCTAAAGGATGTACTTCAAACTATCCATGTGGTGTAACAAAAATAACCACTGACAATATTGTATATTCAGGAGCAAATCTTCCTTGTTCTGGAATAAACACATGTGATACACTTACAGTGGTTATTCAAAAAATAGATACATTTCTATGTGAAAGTTATATATGTGAGGTAGTGGCACAATGTTCTACCACCACCACTACAACCACCACAATTCTTCCTTTCACTTGTAATCCTTGTGTAACATATCTTTTAATCAACACTACATCTTTTCCTCAATTATATAGTTATGTAGATTGTTATGGTGCAGCATATAGTGATTTTCAAATATTAGGAGATCAAGCTATACAGATATGTGTTTGTGAAGGTTCTCTTCTTTATAATCCAGAAGACATTTTAGCCTATCCTATTGGAGCAGGATGTCATCCTGTAGAAGATACAAGTACCACTACAACCACCACCACTATCCCTGGATAAAATTATAAAAAATAAACCAAATGACAATATTAATAACATTAACTCTTGCTGGAACTGATACAGGCCCATTTAATCTATATTCTAATTTAGATGGATATACATCAGCATTTGAAACAGGAGTGGCTAAAATTGACTTAGTTGCAGGTTATATATCAGGAGTTGTTCCTGATGGTACTACAATAATTAAAGTGGTATCTGATAATCCTATTTGTACAAATGATATAGATATTCCACTAACTTTAACCACCACCACTACAACAACTATAGCTAATCCTGCTACATCTATTTTAAGATTTGATAATTACACAAGCGGTCTTTTTGAATTTACATTATCCAATCCTATTTATTCTACAAATGTTATTGTAAGTAGTGCTACAGTGGAAGGATGGACAAGTGGAACAGAATGTGCAGGTGATACAGATGATGGTGATTATGTTGATTGGTTAAATCCTATAATTGTAGGAGCTGGATCATCCACTGCTTCTTCTTTTGGAAATACACCAATGTCTCCTATAGTACAAAGTTGGAAAAGAGGAATTACTATTACAATAGATGGATATGGAAATTATGTAGATGCTGATACATTAACAATAGATGGAACACTTGTCACTGTAGAAATACCTAATGACTGTGAAATATACACTTCTACTTTATTTACAGAATATTTAGTGGGCGTTACAATTGATTGTCCTACAGAATGTGATAATATATGTATAACAACACCTATTACTGTTTATACAGTTTTTGGTGCAGGAATTGAAACAGGAACAACTGTTTATACAGACTCCTTACTTAATACACCACTCACTGGATTTAACTATATATTAAATCCAAACACATTTCATATTTATACTATAGATATCGCTACAGGAGTTATAGGAGCTGATACATTGTTAACATGTCCTCCATCAACAAGTAGTACAACAACAACCACCACTACCACCGTTTTTCCTCCATAATAGATTAAAAGTTCTGTTTGTTGGTTTACAGAGCATCTCCCTAAGTTTTTACTTGGGGAGTTTTTATATAATCTCTAATTACATTGATTAAACAATATAATTAAATAAGTTAAATTAATTTGGTAAATATAAAACAAATATCTATCTTTGTACTAATTTTAACTAAACTAAACTATATATGTCAGAAAATCAACAATTGTTACAACAACTTGAAAAACTATTAGTATGGAAAAGAAGTAAAAAGTTTTATGCTGAAAAACTTGGTGTTACAGAAAGTGAAATTGATGAACTATTAAATGAATTAAAAAATAGAGAAACTGTACAAAATGATGCTGAAGCTGGAGTGTACATTAGTGAATTAGAAAAACAAGTTGTAAAGTTTGAAGAAGATCTTATAAAAGGAGTTGGAGAAATTATTATTAACAGCAAGGATGAAATTAAAAGTATTGATGAACTAATTGAAAAGTGTGGAATTGATACAAGTGTATGGGAAATAACTAAATATGTTCAAAATTATTGGGGAAATAGTTCTACACCACATTGGCAAGTGAAAGCTTGGTTAGCAAAGAAAAAAGAAGAACAACTATTTCAAGAATCATTTGTTGAATTTTTAGCATCATACCAGCCTGTCTCTCAAGAGATTATGAGTCCAATAGTTGATTTTCGTAAAGATGATGCTTCTTTAATTATTAATAAACAAGATTCTCATTTAAATAAATATGATATAGAAGGGAACAATGATGTAGATGAAAGATTATCTAACATTCTTTATAAAGTGGAAATGATTGTTAATCAAGCTGTTCTTTCAAATAACTTAGAAAACATAACATATATAATTGGTTCTGATGAGTTTAATAGTGAGTTTACAGGAATGACCACTAAAGGCACTCCTCAAACTAATACACATACATATCAACAATCATTTGAATACATATGTAACCATGAAGTGTTAATGATTACAATGTTATTACAATATGCTAAAAATGTTAATGTAGTATATGTACCAGGTAATCATGATGAATATGTTGGATGGCATATGGTGAATTGGTTACAAACATATTTTAGAGAAACAACAAGAATTATATTTGATTTATCTCCTAAATATAGAAAATATATAAGTTATGGTAATTCTGCTATGATGTTTAATCATGGCGATGCTATTAAACCTTCAAAACTTGCAGCAATGTTTCCAATAGAATATAGAGAAGATTGGTCTTCACATTCCAATTTTTATATATTTACAGGAGATAAACACCATGAAGTGTCTCATGATTTTCATGGAATTAAATTTTATCAAATTTCAGCATTTTCAAATAGTAAAAGTCTTTGGGACGATAAAAATGGACATACATGTTCTAAAGGAGAAGTTACTGCTTTTCTTATAGATAAGGAAGAGGGAATGACAAATATATTTAAACAGTATTTATAATGGCAACAGGAAGAAAATTAGTCAGTGATGTTAGAAGTATGCACAAGTTACTTTCTAGCGATAATTTAATAACAGATAGAGTAATTTTTTCTGAAATAAGAAACAATTCTTTAATGTTAATTAAAAGAGAAACAAATCTAAGAAAACTTTGGGCAACTGACACTTTATTCACTACCATTCCATGTTTAGAAATGGTAGAAGTTCCTATATCAGAATGTTGTAATTATGTTGATGAATGTACAATAGCAAGAACAAAACATAAACTTCCAAGAATTTCTGAAGGAAATTATCAATATGTTATTCAAGGTGTTTATTCTATAAATGCTATGGGAGGAAAAGGAAAGAAAATAAAAGAGATAACTGTTAACAGATATATAAATCTATTAAAACTTCCTTATATTAAAAAGGAAGAGTATTTTTGGATATCCAATGATTATTTATATGTAAGTAATCCATTATTACAAGCATTAAGACTTGTTGCACTTTTTGAAGAAGATGTTCCTAACGAGGTTTTATATTCAGAATGTGATTGTGGAACTCCTCAAATTACTATTGAACAATTATGTATAAATCCTTTAGATAAGGAATTTGCTCTTCCTGGATATTTAGAAAAACAAGTGTTAGAACTCACTTCTCAAAAGTTACTATCTACATATTTTAGAGTAAAAACTGATATGACAGATGATGGAGTTGATAGTCAAGCTCCTAATTCAAAACCTACAAATTAATATGAGAATTAAAATAGATTGGAGATCTGCCAGTAAGGAAAATTATATTAATTTTTGTAAAAAAAATACATCTACAAAATTATCATTTGATGAATGGAAAAATATTGTATATCTATATATTGATTTATTTAGAGAATATATTTTAGAAAGTGGAGAAAAAGCAAAACTTCCTTATGGGTTTGGAGAGTTTTCTATAAACAAAAAGAAAAGAAATAAGACAAAAGTGATTGAGGGAAAAGAGTTTATTAACTTACCCATCGACTGGCAGAAAACTAAACAGAAAGGAAAAATTATATACAACTTTAATTATCACACAGAAGGTTATTTTTTTGGATGGACTTGGTTTAAAAAAACAGCAAGATTTAAAAATACAAATTTGTGGTATTTTAAACCTTCAAGAACCACATCACGACTTCTCTCCCATTATTTAAAAACTGACGAAAAATATCAACATATTTATTGTCAATGGAAATTTTAAATTTTATAAATATATAAAAATGAGTTATTATTATAAATATGCCTTTATAAGTCCTGAACCAGTATATTCCACTGTTAAAGAAGAATTAAAATCTTATTTTGATACAGGTGCTATCGATGATCTTTTATTTCCCACTTATTTAGATAAATGCTTAAAAAAATTAGGAAGAACAACATATATTATTAGTGAAGAAATTTTAAACATTGATGACTTTGACTGTCGTCTTCCAGATAACTTTTATGCTGTAAGAGAAGCGTGGATGTGTACAGCAGTGAATGGCTTTCCATATCAATCTGCCAATTCTTTTTATTCTCAAGCAGCAACACAATCAACTATTCAAATAAGTCCTGTTACAATAGGAGGTACACCTTGTAATAGTGGTTGTCCTCCTGATGCATGTACATGTATGCCTGATTTGATTCAAGCTGTATATAAAACAAATAATTCTGTTGCTGTACAATATGAACATCAATATCTACTTAAACCTGGTAATATATCTGTAAGAAAACATTGTGATGTAAATTATACCAACGATTGGCAAAATTCACAACAAGCTTTTTCATCACATCAATTTACACCAGGATCTTCTAGTATTGATTCGTTTGATATTAGAGATAATAAATTTGTTACTAATTTTAGATGTGGCACTGTACATATGATTTTTTATGCTACAGAATATGATGATATTGGAAATCAGTTAATTCCTGATAACTTTCGTATAAGAGAATATGTTGAAGCATTTATTAAATATAAAGTATTTGAAATGCTCTCTAATCAACTCACTGATGAAACCTTTCAACAAATTAGTCAAAAATTAGCTTACTACAAACAACTTTCTGAAGAAGCCTTTATTATGGCAGATATAGAGATCAAAAAACAAACTCCTTGGGAAAAACAAAGAAGGATTAAAAATGATCTTAATAGATTTAATATGTACGAACTTCCTAATCGTTCTAATAGGAGTGGTAGAAGACGTAATTAATTAATATATAGCATGGCAGACGAATTAGAAAAAATCAAAAAAATAATTGATGGAGATGAACGTAACATTACCCAGGAATATAATGTTGCTAGTAGTGGTGGAATTAATTTAGATAATTCTATAGCACAAATTGCTAAAGGTACACTCACTTATGCGTTAAATGCTAGTATAGAAAACTTTGATGCTAATTCAATTAGTTATCAAAATGAACCTGGTAATGAGCTTTGTTTAAATTTTCCAAAAGAATATAGATTAATAGGAACTCATTTTATTAATGAGCAAAGTAAACATATATTTTTCTTATGTAACTCTGATACAGAAGATAGTGAGATTGGATATATGGATAATAATGATTGTTTATATCACACTCTTGTTAATGCTAAATGTTTAAATTTTAAAATTAACCATCCTATACACAAGGTGGTGCATAAAATTACAAATTGTAGTACAGAAATATATTGGACAGATGGTTTTAATTCAAGAAGATATTTAAACATAGAGGATATTCCCTATATTCTCACTCCTAATTCAGATCTTTGCGATCCTACATTTACAAAAGAATTAGATTGTAATCAATTAAAAATACAACCAAATTTTCAAATTCCTGAATTATCCATTAATGATGTAGTTAATGGAGGTGATTTAATAGCTGGTACATATCAGTTTGCAATACAATATTGCAATGCAATTGGTGATGGATACACTTCTTATTATTCTGTCACAAATCCCACCCCTATAGCTAATACACAAATAGTCACATTAAATTTTAATTATCCTGTAAATAGATCTATAGTTATAGATATTGCAAACCTTGATGTTTCAGGGTATTTTCAATATTATAATTTAGCTGTAATTAAAACAATAAATGATATTTCTTCTGTAGAATTAGTAGGAACATTTTTTATTAGTGATTCTAGTAATCAAATTACATACACTGGTCAAAATGTTACATTAATTAGATTAGCAATTGCAGATATATTTGAAAAGTTTCCTTATTATGATATAGCACAAGATGTAACAGCTGTTCAGGATATATTAATATGGGATCAATTAACCTCTATAGATAGAATTAATTATCAACAAATTGCTAATCAAATTCAGCTTCAATGGCAAACATATAAAATTCCTGCTACAGAAGATTATGCTGATGAATTAAATGCCACTAATTTAAGAGGTTATCTTAGAGATGAGGTGTATGCGTTTGAGATAGTGTTTCTTTTAAAGAACGGTAAACAAACTGATGGTTTTCATATTCCAGGAAGGGCTATGAATCAAAATGAAAATTTTCCTGCAGTACCTACAACAAATCCTGATTTTATAGGAAATCCTGAATATTATATAGGAACAACAGGATATAGTCCATATTGGAAAATATATAATACAGGAAGTGTTATTGGCACTAATCCAAATTATGTACCTAACGATCTTACATATAAAGGAGTGTATCAATATGGTGAATTTGCATATTGGGAATCAAAAGATGTCTATCCTTGTAATCAAGAATTGTGGGGAGATCTTTCTGAACAACCTATAAGACATCATAAATTTCCTGATGTATTAATTAGTCCTGTATTTGAAAGTGCTATTCCTATAATAGTTTCTGGAAAATATAATGTAGAAATGCAAATTTCTAATGCTGTTTTTCCAATAGGTGTTAATATTGATATTACAAATTTAATAACATTAATTTCAAACTCCAATCTTACACAAGATCAAAAAGATAATATTGCTTCTTTTAAAATAATAAGAGGAAATAGAGGTACAAATAAATCAATTATTGCTAAAGGTATATTAAGAAATGTTGGTAAATATGAAAAAGATAAAACATCTTATTTCTATCCAAACTATCCATACAATGATGTTAGACCAGATCCTTTTATATTAAATAAGTCAAATTCTTTTACAACAAATTTAACACTTACTAGTGGTGAGGGAAATATTTGTAGATCATTTACCATCACCACTCTTACAGCTTCTATAATTACATATATTGATTGTGATACATCGAAAGTTGAACAATTACAAATAGCTGCTAATACATCAGTGACACAGTGTTCATTAGACTATCCTAGTCCTAAAATTATATCAGGAGATGCGTTTATAGTTTGTAACACTTATATACGTTACAAAGTTACTGCACAAGGAGGAAATTTTAAATGGACACCTGCAAATATTGTAGGTAATTCAACATTTACAAATTTTCAATCTGCACTTACATATCCTAGTTGGACATTACCTCATGGAAATCCACCTTCTCCATATTTAACTTGGGTGGCTTTTTGTTTAGCCAATCCTACAGATGGTGCATGTACAGCATGTCTTAATCCAAACAAGAATGTTTATATGAGTGGATATAACACTCTTGGTCAATATTTAGGACTTTCTTATTATTTAGATTCATTAGTTTTACCTACATTTAATAATTATGGTAGTTCTGTAGCCACTATTGAAATAGTTAGTTATATTGGATATGATTTATGCTCACCTAATCCATTAGATGGATTTAATTATCCAGATAAAGGATATAGACAAGTGTTTAATTCTCCAGAAACTTCTTTTGGACAACCTTTCTTGGGAGATGTTCTCAAACTTGAAAATGTAATGTATGGAGCAGGAAGTGCTGATTTTGTAAAAGTTAAAAAAGAAGCTCAATATAAACTACTTAGTGTAGAAGCTCAACAAGATGCTATAACAGCTTCTGGTAATATAGCTGCAACTCCTTTCCCTTTTAATGCTAGTGTATTTTTTGCAGCATATCAAACTTATTTACAAATTTGGATAAATGGTATAAATAGAATAAACTTTGCATATTCATTTAATTCTATAGGTAATTATGGATATAGTGATGTAATAAATAATAATCTTGGTATAAAACAAAGAAATATTACAAATGCACAATACCTTATTCCTGGAGTACAATCTGTTGGAGATGATTTTAATATTAATAATTTTCAAAGAGAGTCTTCTGTTTACATAAAAACAGATGTTGGAACAACTCTTTCTCCAATATCTGCATTACCTTATCCTAATGAAACACCAAGTTTAGTAAATGGTGTAGAAAGTTTTATATCAGATGAATCAAGATTTACAATTAGTGAAAAATTAAATTGTTTTAATCCTGAAAGAGAAACACCTATAAAAGTAGTTGCATATTATGCATCTATTAAAGATACAATTGTAAATCAATGGGGACAAATCTATTCATATGAAACATTAGATACAGGGTTTCAAAAAAACATTGAATCATACACTGGACCAACAATATCTACAATATTTGGTGGAGACACTTTTATTTGTAAATTTGGATTTAAAACAAAACTTCCATTCTTTATTGATAATCGTGTAAATGCTCCTGATGATTCAGATGTATTTTATGATGAAATAGGTAATGTTGCCTATCCAAAATATTGGCACTCTGCAAGATCACAATTTGCAACTCCTGTAAATGTATCTTCATACACTCTAACTAATTTTATAGCTTTTAAAGCTCATAATTTTGATTGTCCTAATTCACAAACAAGTAGTACAAATGGAGTGGTTAATCCTGGAAGAAATTTCTATGATGGATATTTCTATTTGTTTGCTTATGGTGTTCCTAATTTCTATGTAGAGAGTTCTTATAATGTAAATCTTCGTCAAGCATTTAATAATAAAGAGGGAGAGTTTTGGCCACATGTAACTAAAAGTATTCCTAATGATTGGGTACAAGAAAGTTTTGTTCCAATTGTTCAAGACAATACATATTATTATAATATAACATATTCTAAACAGAATAAAGAAAACTATTTTTCTCATCTTCCTGTAGATTGGAAATCACAACTTTGTTTTACAAACTATCCATTTAGAGCAGTTTATTCAGATAGACAACAAAACGATCCTACAAACAAATCAAACACATGGCTTACTTATAGAGCTATATCATTTTTTGATTTTCCTCAAAATTATGGAAATCTTATATCATTAGATGGTATTCAAAATAGAGCAGTGTTAGCTAGATTTGAAAACAAGTCTCTTCTTTATAACACCATGTTAACAATTAATACAAGCAATCCTCAAGCTGCGTATATAGGAAATGACACATTGTTTAAAAGTGCTCCTCCTATTGATTTTGCAGAAACAGATCTTGGATATGTAGGAAGTCAGAATAAATTTTTATTAAAAATTCCTCAAGGACAAATTACAATTGATGCTAAAAGAGGACAAGTGTTTTTAATATCTGGTAATCAAGTGACAGATCTTTCTATGTTTGGTTCAGGAATGAATAGATTTTTTACAGATCATTTAGCATTTGAAATATTAAGATATTTTCCAGATGTTCAAATAATAGTGAATGGAGAAAGAGTTGTAATAAAAGGAGTGGATACAGATAATCATTTTAATGGTTTTGGTTTACATGGTGTATATGATAGCAAATATGATAGAGTGATTATAACTAAAATTGACTACATTCCTATAAACAGTGATGTAAAATATGATTCTATCACTAGAGAGTTTTACATTAATAATATATATCCTCAGAATTCAATCACTACAACCACTACCACTACAACACCTACTATCACTACAACTGATACTACAACACGTCCACCTTTAATTTTTCGTGAAATAGTATATGTAACAGATGATAAATATTTTTGTAATAAATCATGGACTCTTTCATTTAATTTAAATATTAACAAATGGACTAGTTTCCATAGTTATATTCCTAATTTCTATATAGCAGAAAATAATTTCTTCTATTCAGGACTTAATGATTGTTGTGCTGATTTTGATGCTATTATTGGAGGTGTTCCATTAGAACCTACAACCACTACAACAACATCAACCTCTTCAACAACAACAACTAGCACAACAACTATTGCTCCATTTGTTAAAGATTGTGATTTAGAAGGAGAGGGTGTACAACAAGATTGTGATTTAGAAGGAGAAGCAGAAGAAATACCAAATGTAACCACCACCACCACTACAACCGCTTTATAATGTTAAAAGTTATCACCATAAAATTTACTTCAGCCTCCTCTTCATCAGGACCGTTTGATATATTTGATGATTTTGGAAACACTATAGATGTAAATGTTTCATTAAATGATTTAATATCTGGAAAGAGTTATTATGTAGATGTTGCAGTTAATGTTATAATAATCAAATCTACAGGTAAATGTAAAATAACAAAAACATTTCCTATAGGAGTTATATACACTAATGAGTTAACAGAGAAAAATTTCAAAATAACACATACAGCATGTCTATGGACACATTTAAATAATGTAGAAATATATAACACCTTTTACGGAAATATACATCCTTATATCATTGAATATCCTTTTTCATATCAATACAATGATGAAATTTTACAAAATGTAAAAGACTACACAAAAGCATATAAATATTTTAAAGAACCTGATGGTGTGTTTAATTACAATGATAAAATAGAAACAGACGATAGATGGTTTAATAAAGCTGTTTTATATAATGGACAACAGAGTACAGGAATATTGGAACTAGTCCCAAAACCTCTACACAACCTAAAGGAGTATTTGAAGTATCCTACATATAATATTGATAGTAAAACAATTACATATACAAAAACTGATAATTTTTATAAATACAATACATTTTGGAGTCTTGTTAAAAACAAATCAATTCCTTTATTTTTAACAAGTTGTGAGAATCTTTCTATAGACAAGGTTGTAAATCAATCAAATATGGACTATGGAAAAAGATCATTTAAGAAAGATACATTAAGAGCTAAAGATTTGAAGATACGTCATATTTTAGATAATAGAAGTGATGCTCATCTTGTGAGTCAATTTATTACAGCCCCATCACAAATTTCATATCTATAGTGAACAAATGGTTAGAAAAATATAGCAATGGTGATATAGTTCAACAAAACTATAACAATACTTCTGTTTCCCCACCTGAAGGATTTGTAGAAATGGGATATAACACCAAAGGTAGAAACTATTCTCCTGCATGGGGTGGACAGTTTCAGAAAGGTGGAACACTTCCTCCTATATATACAGATGATCCTGCAGATGTAAGACGTTATTTAAGACAGTTACAATATAATGCAGATAGTTCAAAAAAATATAATCAAGGTGAGCAAGAATATTCAGATCTTTTAAAATTACAAAAAAAACATGGTGTTACAAAAGGATTCCCTATAACATTTCATCAACCACTTTTTACAGAAGAAGGTGTTGGTATAAGAAATTTTAATGAATATTGGAAAGGTAATTTACCAATAGAACGTGTTGCATTTAACATAAGTCAGTTTGATAATTCAAATTTTCAAATGAAAGGTATTCCTGAAGCAAGAAGATATAAAAAACCACAAGATCCAAAAAATATACAATCTTATATATTAAAAACAAAACCTAAACCAATAACACCTCCTAAATTTATACCAACATCTGATCCAAGAGGACATATGGAGGGAGATATATGGGTTGAGAATAAACCAGAACGTAAACTAGAACCAACACCTAAACCAAAACCAGAACGTAAAATAAAACATAAAAACTTTAATGTACAACCTATAGGAATAGATGAAAACTATAATCCACAAATAACAGAATTACAACACCCTAATATAACTCTACCTTTTATTGCACCAAGATTTCCAAAAGGAGATTATCAATATGTATATGGTCCAGCTAATTCTACAATAGGTCGTAATTATAATGGACAATTTTATTCTGAAGATATGCCTAACCAAAGAGGAAAAGTAAATCAACCTGATCTTGATTTATTAAATAATCAAGAAGCATTAAAAAAATATGTTCAAAACAAAGGTCTTAAATTTACTATGGGTGGTAGTATTCCAAAAGCTCAGAAAGGTCTTACATTTCTTGAACCAAATAGTAAGAAATTACCAATAGGATATGCAAATATTCCAACTAATATACCTAGTTCAGAACTAGCTTCTTCTATAGGTGGAGAAAATGGAGAACCTGCATATTTAATTCCTACATTTAAATATGGAAAACCATTAAAAGATCCTGTTGGTGAATTTAGAAAAACAGGAGAACATCTTGGTGGTCCATTTAAAACATGGCAAGAAGCAGAAGAATGGGAGAAAACTATTAGACATCCTTATGTAGAGAAAGGACAATCTATTCCTACACCACTTAAGAGATGGGGAAAAGATTTTGCTATGGGTGGTTCTATTCCTGGTTCTGTAGGATTCACATACGCACGTACAAATAGTCCTGCTCCCTCAGAAGGTCCTTATGCTAAGAAGACTATGCCTAGTGCTCAGGATGGTGGATGGTTGAATAAATTTGATGAAGGTGGAGGAATCATTAAAGATGATATGGGACAATGGGCTCATCCAGGAGAGATAACAGAAATAGATTCTAACCAAATAACAATGCAAGGTGTACCTTATCCTGTATTAGGAATATCAGATACTGGTGATACACAAATGATGTATCCAGAAGAAGAATATGAATTTGATGGTACAAAGGTGACAGAATATCCTATGGCTAAGAATGGTGTAAGACAAGAACAAAAAGGTTTGCAAAACCTAGATGATTTACTTAACTTTACAAATTATAATAAACCACAACCAGGCGGATGGTTGAATAAATACAATTAATATGAAAGCAGAAATTTTAAAAATATCTGGTTGTAAAACCCAAAAAGAATTCTATTCTAAGTTTCCTTCAGAAGAAGCATTTATGAAAGTACATGGTAAAGCTTTTAAAAAAGCACAATTAGGTGCTGCCATGTCTCCAGTAGGTAGTTATACAGGTGGAGGTGTTTCTAATAATTTATCTCCTATTAATGTTAGAGAAACATATGATGATATGGATCTTAACCTTACAGGCAAAAATGATTATATGAGACAGCAAGAGGCCTATCAACAACAAATGCTAGAAGCACAACAAGCTGCTGCTGGTCAAGGTGGTGGTGGTCAAGGTGGTGGTGAAGGTGGTGGTGAAGGAATGTCTCCTGATCAAATGGAACAAATTATGGGTATGTTTGGTAAAGGAAAACATGGAATACAGGTTCCTAAAGCACAAAATGGACCACCTGATCCTTTAGGAACATGGCATGGAGAATTAGATGAGGATGGTAATAATATATTTGATGCTGCTACAAGGCCAAGTGGTAATGCAAATGGTAATTATAAATATGAAAGAGGTCAAAAAGTTGGTAAGGGTCTTTTAAGTAGTATTCCTGTAATAGGTGGTATAGTTAAAGGATTTAAAAATCTTAAACAAGAAAAATATGACAGAAGAGATGCACAAAGAACTGAAAAACTTTCAGATCTTATGTCACAAGCAAATAATATGCAAGTACAACCTATTACAAGAAACTACGTAAGACCAGAAGATAATATAATATCTCCAGATCAAATGTTTCCTACATATGGTGTTGGTACAAATCCTTTAACTGCTCAATATGGAGCAGAAATACAAAACACATATGCTCCTAATACATTATATGATGATCTTGGATATGAACCTTTAAGTGATTCTGATATAGTTAAACAATATAGAGCTGGTGGATTTGTTCCAAAAGCACAGGGAGGATTTAGTGGTTTTATGAGTACTCTTTTTCCTAAAGGATCAGGTGGTAAAGGTGGTGCTATGTCTCTTTTAGCTCCTTATGGTAGTTCAATTGGTAGTAAGATGGGTGGAGGAGATTTTGAAGGAAATGCAGGTGGTGATATTGGTAGTTCAATTGGTGGTATTTTTGGTCCTATTGGAGGACTTGCAGGAGGAATTTTTGGAGGAATGTTAGATACAGAAAAACTACAAAAAAAGAAAGCAATTGAAAATACACAAAATAATATGTGGAGTAATGTTGGTGGTAATGTAAGAAGAAATTTACAATCTACTGGATATATAAAAAATGGTGGTGATATTTCTAACTATGAAGAAGGTGGATATATGAATCCAGAATACAACCCACAAATAATTGCTAAGTTTGGTGAATATTCTATGGATCAATTATTAGCACCTCCAAAGGATGCTGATATGTTACGTGCTGGTGGACATTTAAAAGAATATACACCTCCTAGTGAAAGAGCAATGTTTACAGGAAAACAATTTATGAAACATGGTGGACAAACAAGTGCTTTAAATGGACAATTAAAAACTACATGGGGTGGAGATGTTGAAACTGTTTCTAATAATCCTTATGATGAGGGATCCACTGTAATGTTTAGAGGTAACTCACATACAGAAGGAGATGGTAATGGACATACAGGAATAGGTGTAACCTATGGAAAAGGAGAACCTGATAGTTATACAGATTATGCAGAATATGGTACAGAACAAGCTGATGCTCAAGTTGAAGTGGAAAGAGGTGAACCTGCTCAAGAAATGACAGATTCTGAAACAGGTGAAAAGAATTTAATAGTGTATGGTGATTTAAAGATTCCTAATTATGCACTGTCTATGCTTGGAGATAAAGATGCAAAAGGTAAAAAGTTTAAAAACTATGTTTCAAATTTAATTAAAAAAGAAAATAAACAAACTAAAATATTAAATAAAAATACAGAACTAATTAATCAATTAGAAATAAATACACCAATTGATCAGCTAACATTTAATTCTTATAAAGAAAATATAAATGGAGCTACAAATAATCTTCAAAAATATTCTGAATATAAGGATATAGCAGCAAATATTCAAAGTTCTATTAATGAACTATCAGAAGAAAATGGACTAGTGGCAGCAGATCTTGTTAAAGGTAAATTTACAATAGATAAAGAAGCTATGAAAGAACAACAAGCTAAATTTGGAAAATCTATACCAATAGCACAAGTGGGAACAAAAGAACCAGTTTATGCATCATATTATGACACTCCTGAATATGCTGCTGAAGAAGCTCTTACTAAGGGTGGTGTAAGTTCACTCCCTTTAACAAAAATTCCTACATCCACTGCTACATCTCCAAATGATGATCGTGTTAAGGAAATAAATAAATTATATGCTATAGCAGAAAAAACAAACAACACATCTGATATTAAAAAGCTTAAGGATACATTCCATAAGTATTTTCCAGAGAAAGCTGAAGCTATAATTAAAGCTCATCCTATGAGTAATTTAGGAAAAAGACAAAAATTCACTGATTTTTCTAAAATGACACAAAAAGAAATATTAGGAACACAGGATGATATAATGGGAGATCGAATAAAGCAATACATAGCAAGTGTTAATGATATGAATAAGGGTGTTGGTAAGCTTCTAAATCTTCCTCTTAATCCCCCCATACGCACTACAGGAATTGGTCTTGATGTTCCAATATTAGATTCTAAACAACTAAAAACAACAACACCAACAACAACAAAACCTTCTTTCCCTTGGCAGATGTATGCTAATCAAGCATTAAACTATCTTAGACCTAGTGATGCAGAAGAACTTGATCCTAGTCAATTGTTAGGAGAAATGTCTGCTATGGGAGATAGACCTTCTCCTGTATTTGCACAAAAATATAATCCTGAATTAGATAATGTTTATGATATATCCTATCAAGATCAATTAAATGAAATCACTGCTCAGGCAAGAGCTGCAGAAAGAATGGCTATTGATAATCCTGCTGCTGCTGCTGCAATATTTGGAGCTGCATCACAAAATAAGTCTAAAGTTTTAGCAGAACAATTTAGAGCTAATCAAGCTATGAAAGCTGGAGTGTATGATAAAAACAGAGCTACATTAAATGATGCTCAATTAAAAAATATGGGAATTCTTGATAATCAATATGTTAGACAAGAAACAGCTAATTCTACAACTAAAGAAAACATTCGAAATGCCCTTAATTCAATTTCTGCTAAAACAGCTCAGAATAAATTAGAAAACAGAAAGCTAAAAACAATGGAAAATCTATATAACTATAGATATGATTCTCAAGGAAGATTGGTAAATATGAATGGAATAGTTCAATTTGATACGTCAGGTAATCCTATTACTAATACAAGGGGTAATCAACAAGGAGTTATGACTGATTTGAATGGCAATCCTATGTATCCTAAATATAATAATAAAGGAGAGATTACAGGGTATATATTAGCTAATGATGCTAAGAATGGAGCTAAAATAAAAGCAAGAAACGGATCTATTGTTAAAGCAATCAAAAATCTATAACCAATTCAATTATAATAAATTACCAAATATAGTTATAGTGTTTGGTAATATTAATATTTTTAATTACATTTGCTAACTTAATATACTATGGCAAGTTTTACAGATAAACCAATGCAGTTCAATCCATATATTCAACAGCTCCCTGTTGAAGAAATGGTAAAGGTGGGTATGATCAAACAAGATCAGTACGACAAAGGTGTGCAAAAAATTCAAGGACAGATTGATCAAGTGGCTGGATTGGATATTTACAAAGATGTGGATAAAGCCTATCTTAAATCTAAACTTAATCAATTAGGAGGTAATCTCACCACTGTAGCTGCTGGTGATTTTTCTAATTTTCAATTGGTTAATTCTGTTGGAGGGATGGTTAAGCAAATTGGTAATGATAAGATTGTACAAACTGCTGTTGGTTCTACTGCATGGTTAAGAAAACAACAAGCTATAATGGAAAAAGCTAAAAAAGAAGGAAAGTCAGGTGTGCAAAATGAAAAATGGTTTAATGCAGAAGCTAACGCTTGGTTTCAAGATCCTAATGCAGGAGCAGTTTTTACAGAGGAATATATTAATTATACAGATATTGATGCAAAGTTAAGAGATATAGCAGAGAAAGTACATGGTGCAGATGGTTCAATTGATATTCCATATAAAAGAAATTATGAAGGAAATGTTCTTTATTATGATACGCAAGGTAATGCTTCTTTAGATCCTTCAAAAGGAGTAAAAAAGATTGATGATGTAATGTTACGTATATCAGTTAAAGGAAGATCTGCTGAGAAACTACTTAATAACTTCTATAATAATCTTACACCAAATGATCAACAACAATTAAAAATTGATGGTTGGTATCATTATAGAGGAGCTACAAAAGATACATTTAAAAATGATATCACTAAAACTTATAATATTAATAAAAAGATTTTATCAGATGCTGCAGTTGATATTGCTCTTGAACTTAAAACAAATTCTAAATTAAATATAGCTGAAAAAGCAGAACTTCAAACTAAGTTAACTAATATAAATAAAAAACTTACTGATGGTAGTCTTGAGAAAGAATTAAACACTAGCTTATCAGGTATTAATAATATCACTGACCTCACTGATTATAAATATAAACTATACACTCAGAAACATCTTACCACTATGGCTCAAGATATGGCAGATGAAAGTAAGAAGATGGAGATATTAAACAGTCCATATTTTGAGGCGGATATGAAGAAACAAGATATACAATATAAATATTGGAATGCTAATTTACAACATAGTGAATGGAAAATCTCTCATAAATGGGATGTTCAGAAATGGACTATTGAGCAATCACAAAAAGAAGCAGAAAGATTAAAGAAAATATACACCGCTATAGATCCAGGTGCTCTTCCTACAGATGTAGATGTTCCTTCATTATCAAAGATAGATGGAGATATAACAGCTATAATTGGACAAAGAGATGCTAAAGGAAACCTTATTCAAGCAGGACAAATTGATGAGTTAAATAGTAGTTATGCTCCTAATATTCCTGGTGGAGATAAAATGACACCCACTCAGAAATCACAATATCTTAATGATTTATATAAAAAGTATTCTGAAAATCCTACATCTATTAATGATAATGATAATAAGATGAGAAAGTATTTAGAACAAAGAAAAAGTTTAGAGGTTGAATCATACAGACTTATAAACTTAAGAGATGGTGCTAGTAAATCTTCTAAACAATATGATGAACAACTTGATCAATCTTTAGCAAATGAAACTCCTATAACAACTAGCAATGGTTCAGTTTTATATACACCTAAAGAATTATTTTTGGTTTCAAATGTAGCAACAAGTTTTAAAACTACAACCTCTTTTAGTGGTGGAACTGGTGGATTTGGTGGAGGTGTTACAACATTTGATACTAAAGGATTTCTAGATAAATATAGAGGAGGTAAATATGAACCTATTGCAAAAGCATATGTTAAAAAGTATTATGGTCAACAACTTACACCAACAGAGAATGTAATATATAATAATACAGTGAATATAAATCAAAAATATTCATCAATTGCATCAGATCTTGTAAAGAAAAAGTTAACTGCAGAATCTGACTATTTAACTAAAAATATGCCTGAAAGACAAACAAAGATAGGTACATTAAATATGTCTAATGCTGATACAAAAGAAATGGTTAATGGTCTTATAGGTAATAAACTTATTCAATATGAATCACATGGTGGACTAGATGTAAATAAGTCTTCGGACTTTAGTAAGTCAGATTTAGAAAAAATTCAAAAAGATCCTAACGCAAAGTATACAATCGTTAAAAAATATGATGGTAGTGCAGAACTTGTATTAAATGGTGGAGGTGGACTCACTCAAAGAATTCCTATAAATGCTGGTGAATTACAAAGACATTTTTCTGATGTAGCAGTTGTTAATCCATGGGATGATATTAAATATACAATTAGTTCTTCTCCAAATAAAACAACAAACTTATTAGCATTAACAGATGCTACAGGAGCAGTGAGTTCTAGATTCACTGGATCTGACATTCCTCTTTTGAGAAATACAAAGTTTGCAAATAATGTAAGAGTGGATGTAGAGGGTGATGATCGTAATGATGGTGGTCCAAATGATGTTTTTCAAGTGAAAATGTATGTACAACCATATGTAAATACTCCATGGGTTATGGGAGTTTTAAATGAAAAAGGTTTTGTATCACTTACTGGTGCTCAGAAAATTTTTGAAAATATAGGAACACAAACTATTAATGATTTTTTAAAAAAGAATAACTAATGCCAATTTTTGACAAAGAACTTATAGACAATGTTTCTGATAGGAACTACGAACCTCTTCGTACAGATCTTGGATCTCCTGTAACAAGAACAGTAAATCCTAATTTAGGTGGGTTTGAAAGTTATGGATCAGCTGGTTCTACTAAAACAGGATTAAGTCTTGATGATATGTCAAAGCTTACAAGTGTTAGAGATTCTAACTCATGGGATGGTCCTGTACAGATGATTCCAAAAAGTGAACTTCTTAGTAATAAGAGGTATGGTATGTATAATAGAGGTATAGATCTTGAAAACACTTATGGCTTACAACAAGGATGGATGTCTCAACTTGCTAATGGTGTAGTTAAAATGGGAGCTACAGCAGTTGGAACCTTTGCTCAAAGTTTTGCTACAATTCCTAATACAGTGGCTAGTTTAAAGAGTGGTACTAAAGCACTCACTGGTGGTCCTGATGGGTATGAAGGTTCTATAGATAATTGGATAAAGAATTATGAAGATTCTTTTCCAAACTATATTACTAAAAGAGAAAAGGAACATCCTTATTTAGCAATAATACCTGGATTTGCAGGAAGTGCTAATTTCTGGGGTAATAGTATTATAAAAAATATAGGGTTTACAGTAGGTGCTATTAGTGGAGCATTGGTACAAGATGCTGCTATAGGATTTGTTACAGGAGGACTTGGTGAAATTCCACTTCTTGCTTCTCAAATTGGTAAAGCTTCTTTATGGTTAAATAAAATATTTACAGGAACAAATAGACTTGAAGAAGTTCTTAATCTTGCAAAAACATTATCTAAAACAGAGGCAAGACTTCTCACTATTAAGAATATAGGAGAGGCTGCTGCTGGTATAAAAACACTTAATGGATTTAGATATGGACTTAATTTATACGGAGCTTCAAGAACAGAAGCTGGTGTAGAAGCTAGAGATGGATATAGACAAGTGTATGATGAGCTTGTTAATCATTATAAACTTGAGAATCTTGGTGCAGAACCTGAAGGAGCTAATCTTAAAGAAATAGAAAATTATGCTACAAATGCTATGAATACCAGATTTGGTATAAATATGGCTATTCTTACAGTGAGTAATGCTATTCAGTTTGATAATTTATTTAAATCATTTACATCTGCAAGTACAGGGTTTAAAAGTAGTCTTACTAAACAAATAGAAGGTTCTGGTAAAATAGGTCTTGTTGAAGGATCTTTAGATGTATTTGAAAAGAAAGTTGCTAAGGGACTTCCAGGAAAGGTTTGGGAATCTATTAAACCAAAAATACCAAATATCTTCACTGAAGGTGTGTATGAAGAAGGTGGACAGTATGCTGCTGAAAGAGGAACATATGACTATTACACTAGAAAGTATAAAGATCCTAAGAGAAAAGAAAATGTAAATAATTGGGATTCTTTACATGAGGTGATTAACTCTACTACTAAAGGCCTTTCTGATCAATTTAACACTACAGAGGGTATAACTAATATGATTGTTGGTGCTATTTCTGCTATTGTAACTGGTGGCTTGTTAGGCAAGGTGCAGTCTATTAAAGGACAAGGTAAAGAAGCTATGTTACAACAAAGCATTAATTCATTAAATCAATATGGTTTAACAGGAATATTACAAGATAAATATATAGATACACTTAACTCGTCAGGAATTGCTAAAGAAATGGATGAAGCTGCAAAAAGTGGAGATGTATATAAGTATAAAAATCTAAAGAATGATATGTTCTTTAATTTTGTAAACTCACGCATTTCTTCTGAAATGCATGAAGTTACAATTGAACAATTGAATATGTTAAAAGATCTTTCTAAAGAAGATTTTGAAAAGACTTTTGGAATGAATTTTAATACATCAAATAAAAAAACAGTTGATACATATGTTGATTCTTTAGTAAATAAAGCAAATGGTATTAAGAAAACAGTAGATTCTATAAATAATACATTTAACAATCCATTTACAAATATAGTAAATCCTAAACCTGGTGATGAAACTATTGAAACATTTAACTATCATACATTCAATAGTTGGAAAACAGATCTTGCTCGCTATGCTAATATTTCTCCAGAAGTAAAAGATAGATTAGTATCTATAGAAGAAAATATTACTAATATAAATCCTCTACTTAATAATAATCTACTTGGAGATCTTACTAAAAAAGAATCATTAAAAGAATATAGTAAAATATATGAAGAACAAGCTAATCAATTATCTAATTCTATCACTGAATATACTTCTTCTGAAGATAAAAGGAAGATTAAAAATCAAGTAAAAGCTTTACGCACTTTATCTGAAAAAATAAATCTTAATATAAACAGTCAAGATTTTAATATAAAAACTTTTGAAGATGTTTTAAACTTTGAACTTAATAGCAGAAATGCAACTAAAGATAAAGTTGTTCCAAATGAAAGTGTTTCTGAACTATTCAAATATGGCATAGATATAAATAAAAATAATTTATTAAAACAAAGAGCATCTGATATATTTGACAATCTTAGTTCAGAAACTGGTTTTAATAAATACTTTGAACAAGCAAAAGATATAGCTTCTGAAGAAGCTCCTGAAATAAAAACTGAGACCACTACAAAAACACAAGAAACAGAGATTGTAACTCCTATACATAAGTTTACTAATAGATCTGGTGATAAAGAAACTCTTGAGTTAAACAAAGAGTATCAAGTTCCTCAAACAAAGTTGGCTAAGGTAAGTAAGATTTCTGATGATAGGTGGCAGCTTACAGCTTCTAATGGAGATATTACATTTTATTCTACAGAAGAGAAAGCTAAAGATGCTGCTGATGAATTAAACCAAGATTTTGCTGATCTTTCTAAAGTAAAGATAATAGCTCTTAATCTTGATGGTACAGTAAAAGTGGAAGATCTTGCTGGTAATATTCAAAACATAGAGCTTACTAAACTTACAGGATATGAAAGAATAAAAACTGACCAAGAAAAACTAGAAAAAGATAAAGAAGATATTCTAAAACAACAAGGAGAAATAGTTCTTGATTCTGGTACTGTAGGAACAAATGATCCTGCTAAAGATAAAGTTGCACCTGAAGGAAAGATTCCAACTGCCAGCATATTGTTTATATCTGGAACATCAATGTCTGAAGCTGAAGGATATAATGTTGATGAAAATGGAAATGTATTAGATCCAAAACAAGCAGCAATACATATTAGGAACCAAAGAGAGTTCTTAAATAATGTTGGAGGAATGAAGAATAGAAAGAACATGAGAGCTATTCTTGTCACTTCTAAACTTGTAAAAGCTTATGGACTAGAAGGACTTATAGAAATATCATATAACAAAACTCTTTCTGAAATCACTGATTTAGATAATGTTGATACTGGTTTTATTGCTCAAGTGTTTGTAGAACAAGTGGGTGATAAGTTATTCTTTGTAGATAAGAATGGTAATCAAATAGGTGAGGTTGGGGTGCAAGTGGAAAATTTGAGTGATGTTATTTTCCAAACAATGCGTACAACAAGTCTTTTTTATAGAGACGGTGTAACACCAAGATATAGAAAAGATCAAAAAGAGGAAGCTGAAGCATATGCTGCTGCTTGGAAAATACAAAGAGCAAAAATATTTGAAATAGAGCCAAGTGAATCACCAACACCTTATGGATTTCAAGTGTCTAGAGGTATTGCTAAAAAAGGAGATGTAGACAATCATGTAGCAGGTGTTCTTATTGATGAAAAAAATGAAGCTAAAATACTTGCTACAGATCAAACATTAATTAAAATTCCTACAGCAGGTATTATAGCACACCATACAGGACAAATCAATGTTCCTAATGGTAGACCTATGCTTGTGCATAACGATAATGTTGAATTTTTAAACAATAGAAAATTCACAAAGAAACAAGCACAAGGGATTTATGAAGTTATCAAACAGATGGCTACAGAAATAAATGAGCAATCTAAAGCTGGAAAGAGAGTTATTATAAATAAGAAACTATCTAGGTTTTTACAAAATGTTTTATATTGGAGACAAGGAAAAACAGAACTTGGTTCTAATCAAATAAACATCTCTGAAGATGGAAATTCTATTTCTCTAGCAGGAAAAACATATTCTATTCCTGATATATCTGAAAGAAAAGATGAAATAATAGAAGCTTTAGAAAACTCTTTCTATAATGTAAATAATAAAACACTCTCTGCTGAAAACTTCAGCAAACCTTTCACAGAATATTATATGAAGGATGGAGAATTAGTTAACAATGAATGGAAAAACTATCAAACCTATCTTCTATCTTCTACATATCCTAATGGTTCTTCAAGAAGTGTAGAAGATACACCTCTTTCTACAAAAATTATAAAACCCACTCCTGCAGTTCCTACAACACATGAGCAGAAATATTCTACATTAATAGGACTAGAACTTCCTGTTGGTATAATAGCTAAACCTGCAAAAGCTGAAACAGTTGTAGCAGCTCCTGTAAAAACAGAGAGAAAGTATGACTATGATGGTGAAACAGATAATATATTTACAACACCATTTGGTGATGTTATATTCACTATAAAGGAAGGAGAAAATCCTAAGTTTGATAAAACAGATGATACATTCATATTTACAAGAGATAAAATCATTAAGAAATTAAATGATAACAGAATTAAGAAAGGAGAAGCTGTTCTTCCTGAAGAAGAATTAATTCTTGAAGCAAACGGTGCTATTCTTGCTTTTGTTAAAAAGGAATTAGAAACAGATGTAATTGCTCCAGTTGCTCCAGATGTTGTATCAATACCTAGAATTAAATTGGTTGGAAACTCTGCAGCTATTCAAGCTGGCAAAAACATTCCTATAGTTACACAAGGTGTATTTACACCAACAGAATTATTTACTGATGCTCAAGGAAATGCTATTCCCAAAGGCCCTGAATTAACTACAACTCCTGTTTCTACAGATGCTAAAGCTGATGTACCAATAGGTAAAGTAGGTAATACAAATTATGAAGTAAAAGCTGATGGAGTTTATTTTGAAGGTAAAAAACTTGATAATCCTGAAAACAAAACACATAGACAACTTATTGAAGCTGATATAAAAAGAAGAAGACAAGAAGATGTAAAAAGATTTGATATTAAAATTGGATTAAAAAAAGGAGATAAAGTTTGGGTACTTAAGGAAAGTAGAGAAGAAGAATTATTGAAAGATTACCCAAATCTGTGGTCACAAAAAGGAAGTGATAAAATATTAATTCAAAGTGATTTTATTGAGGCTACAGTTGTTAATGATTCTGATTCAGAAACAGGAGAATTTCAGTTAACAGGAGATGATATTACTGCACCAGCAGGAGGATTATGGAACTTAGAAAGTGAGAAATTTATAACAAATCTTAAATATGATGCAGAACTAGGTGCTTTAGAAGGTGGTCAAGTTGAAGCTCCTAAAGAACCAGGATCATTCAATCCTAATAATATAGGAAAGAGAGATGATGTTGGATTTAGAAAAGTGGGTGCTATGGACAGGAAGAATAGAATGACAGAAGCTGATCTTAAAGCATTTAAAGAATGGCATGCTAAGAATGTTCCATTTATTCCTTTTGAGATTTTGGAGAACATGATTAATATTAATAGCAAAGAGAAAGCTTGGGGTGTGTTTGAGAAAGGTGTAGCTAAATTTGTTAAAGGTGGACTTAGAGCTACAGAATACCATGAGATAGGCGAAGGTATTTGGAATGGTATGCTAACAAAAGATGAAAGAGTAGCATTAATTGCTGAGTTTAGAAATAAGCCTGGACAATTTTTAGATAGAGAAACTAATAAGAAGTTTAACTATGATGATCCTACAGTGAGTGATAACATGGTGAAGGAAAGAATATTAGATGATTTTTCTGATTTCAGACTTGGTAAACTTCCTGCTAGATCTTTAGGAGAAGCTGTTCTTAATTTCTTTAGAAGAATATTAGATTTTGTAAAATCCTTTATAGCAAAACCTTCTCTTAAGACAGAATTATTTAAAGCAATTGAAACAGGTGAGTTTAAAGATAGACAACTATCCACTGAATCAAAATCAATGCCTCCTCAATATAGAGCTGCTGGACATTTAACAGAAGAGCAAACAAATGCTTATGTTAAAGATATGATGGCAATTTCTTCTAATATTATATTTGGAAGTGGTAAGATGGGAACAATAGATAAGTCTGCGTTATACAATCTTAGAACTCTTACAAGTGATGATGTATTCAACATGATTGACGAGTTTTATGCAAAACAAATTTCTTCTAATAATATTAGTCTTAGAGAAGAGTTGGGTGATATAGCTTGGAAAGATCTTGTAGTTAAAACAAAACAAGAATTAAAGACACTTATGAAAGTTGACTTTAATGAGGATGATCTTGTAAATATAAATGAAGCAGAAACAAACAAGAATGATTATGTTAGAGTACCGTTCTCTGTAGATTATAAAAAGAGTGCTCCTAGGGGTATTAAGTTTGCAACAGCTACACTTCTTGATAGAGTTCCAACAAACCAAGAAGATAGTAATTTATTCAGTCTTCCTACACCTAAGGTAAATGAAAAGTTTCAAACTTTCTCTCTACTTTCTTATACAAGAGCATTTAGTACAATGCTTGATGCATTTAAAAATACTACATCAATAGGAAAACTTGTTAATAAGGTTGTAAAGCTTGGTAATGAAGATGCAAACTATGTATCTATGTTCCAGAGACTAGGTGGATTTTATTCTACTAATGCAGAAAACAAAATGGAAAAGATCATTAACTTTACAAAGTTTAAATTTGAAGACTGGAGATTTTTCATTGAGTTTATGCAAACATACACTAAGCAAAAACCTAATGCTATTGTACAATATATAGATCAAGGACAAGTGTATTCAGGTTCTGCCATGGTTACAGGAATTGTAGAAAAAACAACAAGAGGTTGGATACAGAACATGATAAGTCTTGCAAAACAAGAAGGGTCTTACATTACTCTTGATAAAAGTACAGGAACTTATTCAATCACTGATCTATCTGGAATACCTACAAATAATCCTCAAGAGAAGATAACTTTTCTATCTAAACTTGGTGTTATATTTCCTATAGATGCTTGGAAAAAACTTAAAGGACCACAACAAATAGAGTTTACTAATGCTGTAAATAACATCAAAACATATTTGCAGAAGAGTAAAGAGATAATGAATATAAAGAAAAGTACATTAGATGTTGCTGGTCAATATAACACTCTTGCTGAACTACTTGTAAATGTAACACATCCTACTTTAGAAAATACAAGAATTAATCTTGAAGGTAAACAATCTAATTCATTTTCTGATAATAATGTTCCTTCTGTGTTTGAGAATGAATTTAATGAAGTGGGTACATTAGAAGAGCTTTTAACAATTAGACCAGAGCTTAATGATCTTTATTCAAGAGGAGCGTTACTTCTTAAGAAAGGAGGACAATTCTTTGATAAAGAAGGAAAGAGAACTGAGCTTAACTTAAAAGTGGGATATATTGAGGGTACAAAAAATAAAGATAATAACAAAGGAACTAGTTCTACATCTCTTACAGAAGGTGATAGATATACACAAGAGATTAATCAAAATATTAATGGTCAATATTACATCATGATTCCTGCAGATGGTTCTACAGAATGGATGATGAATATGGGAAATCATGTTGCCTTTGAGGATATTGAACAAGGCAAAGATGGTTGGAAGAAGATTAATGAGATATTCAGAGGATATTTAACAGATGATGTTGCGTTAGCTTTAGATGCTGATAATAGAATACAAGTAGAGAATGTTGGTGGTTTACGTAAAATTGCTGAAATAGAATCTAAACTAGAAACTTTAAAATCTGTAACTAATAAATCAGATCGTCAAAAAGAAGAAGTTAAGAAACTAACTGCTGATTTAGAAGCTTTAAAGAAAAAACCTTATGAACTTCGTTTCTTTAAAGATATTCTTTCTGAAAAAACATTATCTGAGATCAATAAAATGATTAAGCAAAATAATGCACAAGCAGATATTGAGAGTTTTATAGATGATAATATTGATGATGTAAATGCTTCTATAAAAGAGTATATAGATGGTACTGTTACAAAAACTTTAGATTTTTTAACACAGAATAATCAAGTGACTGTTGGTAATAAAGACCAAAAGACTGATATACAGTATTACAGGTATACTATGTTAGACATTAATTTTGCTACACAGGAAAAACTTGATAAGAATAACCTTACAAAAGATGATGTTACAAACATTATAACTTTTGTAAACGCAAACTATATAATTAATAACATAGAGTTTCACAAGATTATATTTGGAGATCCTTATCAATTTGCTATTAAGGAAGATGGAACTCTTGATGCAACTAAGAGGTTTAAATCATTCCTCTCTCCAAGAAGAACAACAATTGATAGTCCTGAGTTAAACACATTTCTCAATAAGGATATGAATAAGGCAGGAGATGTGCAACTACTACCTGAAGAACCTGGATATCATGAGGCTAAATCATGGATGGATACAGTGACTGTAAATGATGTTATTGTTGCAGGAAGTATTGCTAATATGCAAAATGTTCCTACAGATATAAGAGATGCCTTTGCTAAAACAAATGAAGGTGATGCATCCTCTATAATGATGGATGGTACATATAGAGAATTAAAAATTAAGAATGGTCAATGGAATATTAAAGGTGTTGAAGAAGCTTGGCATCAATGGCAAATGGCTTATACAAGACAAAATGTTCCTGCATCTGTATTTACATATTCAAATGATGCTAGAGGTAAAGCTCTTGAGAAACATGATGTTGCTCTTCTAAAGACTAAAGAACCTAATTACAAGATTGAGGTGATTAAACCTATTGTATCTGGTGTAACTAATGGTAGTAACACAATAAAACTTGTACTAGATAAGTTTTCTCAAATGCCTTTATATTATAGTATGGTGAAAGGAAAAAACCTTGAAAAACTATACTTACAAATGATGAAAGAGAAAAAGGGATACATCATTATGATTTCTGGTAGAAAGGTGGGAGCTGAGGCTTTGCATGATCTTTATAAAAAGAATGGTGAATTCAACGATGCTGCTTTTAATAATAATATAGAAGTTCCTTGGAAGGCTTATGGTATTCAAGTGGAAAATGCGTATGAAGGATCTGGAATGCAACCAAGAGGGTCACAGATTACAAAACTTTCTACATTAGATCTTTATGAGAATGGTGAACCTATTGGTGCAACTCCTGAAAGAAGAGAAGAGATAGCAAAAGAGGTGGCTAGAAATAGAGAAATATTAAATGATCTTCATAGAAATGGTTATGAAAGGTTCTTAAAAAGACTTGGTATTGAAGATCTTGGTGGTTCATATAAAATACCAGATAAAAGAAGACTTGCTAAAACATTACAAGATGAAATGTTTAGAAGAGAGCTTTCTGATAATGTTAAAGATTCAATACAACTTGATGAGAATGGAGAGTTTATAATTCCTTTTGAAGCATCCCCTGCATATCTTCAGATTAAGAGTATTCTTTATTCCTTTATAGACAAAGAAATTACATCTCCTAAAATGAATGGTGGTTCTTATGTACAGGCTCCTGTTACATTATGGGAAAATGCTAAAGCTGGAAGAAAGATAGCAATTAAAACAGAAGATGGGTATAAGCAAATCACAAAACAAGAGTTTGATGGTCTTTCTCCAGAGGAACAAAAGAAAGTGGTTCTTACAGATGACACACTTAAGTTTTATGAAGATGCTGATGGTAAACGCTATTGTGAAATAATGCTTCCTCATTGGTTTAAAAGTAAACTTGGTAAACATGCATCTAAAACTGATGAAGAGCTTATAAAGTTTCTTAACACTACAAAAGAAGGAAAAGAATTGCTATCTGGAATAGGTTTCCGTATTCCTACACAATCCCTTTCTTCAGTTGAGGCATTTAAAGTAAAAAGTTTTCTTCCTCAATACATGGGTAAAACAGTGATTGTTCCTTCAGAGATCACTACAAAAGCAGGAAGTGACTTTGATATAGATAAATTGAACATGTATCTTAAATCTATATATATTGATAAGAATGGTGAAATCAAAATTATAAAATTAAAAGGAACAGAAGAAGCTACAAAAGATTTCTATGGTAGAGTATTTGATGAAACCCTTGAGAATAAGAAAATAAACAAAGCTGAATTTTTTGAGGCAGCTACAATATTAGTGAAAGATCTAGATGATGCTAAAAATCTTGTTGATAGATATGCAGATAAATTAGATATTTTATTTGCAGAAGCTAATACATTAGATGAACAAATAGATGTATTAGATGACATTATGAAGAAGCTTGAAGAACTTGGTAATGAAGATTTACAAGCACTCCTTAAAGAGAAGTTTGTAGAAGATTCTTACAGACGTGCTCTTGAGAATGAATATTATGATTCTTTGGAAAACCTTGTAACAATGCCAGAGAACTTCCAAAGATTAATATCTCCTGTAAGTGATGATGGTCTTAAAGAAATAGCTAATAGACTTGATACACTTAGAGGATATGATGAGAACAAGATTAAGAATAGGCTTCTTGATAGAAACTATATGACTTCTCTTAGACATGCTTTTATTACAGCTAAGAGATGGATAGGTATTGCTGCTGTTAATATTACAGGACATTCACTTACACAAAAAAGTAAAACATATATTGATCCAGCTAGATTTAGTAGTGTTTCTGCAGAAGATAGAAAAATATTAGAATATGGAAATGGAGAAATATTATTGGATCATAATACTCTTGAAAAAGATGGTAAAAGTTATATTTCCCTTTCTGGTAGGCTTGATTCTGTTGGTAAATTTATATCTGATGGACTCTCTGGATTCGCAACTTCTTTCGTGGATGTGGCAAAAAATCCTTATATTCTTAAGATAATAAAAAGTGATCTTGCTGTAAGTACATTCATGTTCTTAAGAAGAGTGGGTGTTTCTAAGGAGCAGCTTGTAATGTTTATGAACCAACCCATCATTGATGAGTATTTAACACTACTTGATAACAATGGTATTAAAACCTTATTTGATTCTAGATATATTTCTAAGGTTGAACCAATGTTTCCTTCAACAGTTCCAGAAAAAGCTAGTACTCTTGGGTTTAACAAAGATGAATTAGAAGCTAATATTAAAAACTATTATTCTACAGGAAGTCTTGGTGATGCTAAGAACCGTGAACAAATGGCAATATTCAATGAATTTTTGAAATATGCTAAGATGGCTGAATATAATTTTAGTTTTACACAAGCTACTAATTATGATACCACTAAGTTTCAAAGTGGAGATTCTTTACAATTAAAACAATGGAGAACAGAAGCTGCACAAGAGAAAAACATCATTTCTTCTGTAGGAGAACTATTAGAAAATAACTTTATAGGTGTTGAGGCAGAATATCTTGATAGTAGTATGGACGCTATGGGAGAAGCTCTTGTATTAGAAACTTTACAGTTTACAGATGTTACAAATGATGTGTTGAAAGCATACGAGCAAGATAAATTCTTAAGTAAAGATAAGTTTGACAGAATAGCTAATAAAATTAAAGCTTCTTTCTTAGATTATATTATACAGAAGAGATCTGATATAGCTACAAATCTTCAAGAACAATTAACTGATGATAAAGAATCTGTAGCACAAATGCTTGTAAAAGCTAAGAAAGAATACCCAGGAGTACAAATCTTAGAAGATCTTGAAGTGGATAGCTCAGGAAGAATTGGTGGTGCACAAACCATCAAACTTAAAGTGAATGATAAGATTGCTTATACAGAGAATATGTATACAGGCATGATGAGAGAGCTTAGAGATAATCCTGATACAAATGAGTTATATAAAGGAATAGTAAGACTTGCTATTTTACAAGGAACATATCAATCTCCTATTTCTATAAAGAATATTATTCCTGTAGAAGATTATGCTAAACACATCACTCCTATTATTGCAGGATTGAGAGTGGATGATGACATCAGAGCATTTGCTACAAGTAATGAGTTCCAAAGAAATGAATGGCAAGATAATGATGTTGTTCCTATTATAGAACCTAGGTTTGCAGAAGAATATCGTTCAGAATCAGAATATGATCTTCCTAGAAAATTCCAAGGATTATTTAAAGTGATAGGAAAAATTAATAATGTAGCAATAAGAGTTCCTGGTCCATTCCCAACAATACAAGCTCTTGGAGTGAATTCACAAAAAAGACATTTATTATTCATTAATACAAAATATGATGCTAAAGTTTCAAATTATGATGTAATTAAAATGCCTAGAGCTATTTCTATTAATAAGAAAAAAGTTGAGGAAGGAAAAATAGATGTTGCTAATGGAATGGAAATTACCAATCAAACTTATGCTGAAAAGATTAAGAAAGGAGATACATCTCTTAGAAACTATTATGGATATCAAAAGGTGAAATATGCTGATGGATCTCCATTAATAGCTAGCTATGATAGAGATGGTAATCCTATATATGTATATAAGTTTATCAATTTACATGGTGATGGAATGTATGCATCAGAATATTATGGTGATGGAAGACCTTCTATTTTTAACAATGGTTCACAAAAGAATGTAAGAAATGTAGAGGGTACATTAGTGTCTAATGAAATACCAGATCAAGATATTGTTGATTTTTATGGAGGAGAGATAGTTCCTCTAGATGTAGCAGATCCTATTATAGCAACAATAGAAAAAGAATTAGAAAATGTTGTACCTTTACAACCTACTCAACCATCTACTAGTGTTAAAGAAGGAGTACAAGATATTATTTATAAATCTAATCTAGAACCTGGAGAGTATGAAGTGGTTGAGATAAATGGAAAACAAAAAGTTATTGATAAAAGATTTACCCCTGAAAGAGTTAAGAAAGGATTTTCTAAATTTTATTCAAATATTGCTAGTGGAACATTTGCAGAAAGATATGGTAAGAAGATAGTTATTCCTGGATTTGAAGATATTAATTTAATGATGGAACAAGATACAAATGATGTATTTGAACTTTCTACAGGATTTTCAATATCAACTATAAGTGACACTCAAAAGGCAATAAAAGAAGAAGTGGAAAGAATATTTAAAGAAAAGAATATAAGAAAAGTATTAGCTGATTCTAAAAAGACAGATATTAATGATGCTCTTCTTACCAAGATTGCACCAGAAGGATTACCATCAATAGATAACAATAACCAAAATAATTGCGGATAATATGTCAAAATGTTTATTAGATATTAAGAAAGATATAATAGATGATGTAACTAAAAAGTTATCTAATCAAGGTGCTACAATAGAAGATAATGTAGGATATTTTACAAATCCTAACAAAGCTTCTAAAGCTATTGATTCTGTTAATAAAGAATATAAAGAAATAGTTGTAAAAGAATCTGAAAAAGGTTCTTTTATAATTGATCCTTCTAATGCTCTTGCACAAAAATATCTTGATAAGTTTAATCAGATTGCTCTTGAGGAACCAAAACAAATCACCCTTCCCCTATCTAAGGAACAACTTGCAGAAATGCGTAGAGGTGGATATACAGAGGAACAACGTGGTGAGTTCTTTCAAAAGGAAGGAACAGAAAGTTCAACATCTTCTCCTAAAACACTTGCTCTTGTTAAGGATTTTGTAAAGAGAATAGGTGTAGACATTAAACAAATGCAAAGCATTGTTGTAAATGGTGAGAAGCAAGATGCAAATGGTGCAGCTTTAATCATACAAAATCTTATTCAAGTGATTGAAGGAACAGAAGGTGTGAGTCTTTCTGAGGAAGCAATGCACTTTGCTGTTGAGATTATAAAACAAACAAACCCAAGTCTTTATAAAACCCTTCTTAAGGAAATTAACAACTATGCTTTATATAAGCAAGTGTTAGCTGATTATGGATCTGATCCAAACTATCAAGGTAAGGATGGTAAACCAGACATCTTAAAACTTAAAGAAGAGGCTATAGCAAAGATATTAGTGGAAACAATCATTAACCAAAATGAAGGAAGTACAGAGAAACCAGAACTTCTTGCTAAGACACAATCTTTTTGGTCTTCTATGGTGGAATGGTTTAAAGGATTGTTTATGAAGAGTGGTTTTGATAGAGCTGCTATGGACATTATCTCTGGAAAAGAAATAGGTACAGTGGAAGATATTAGAGCTGAAGAGGGTAAAGTGTTTTTACAAAAGAGCAAACAAGAAGATGCTATTGATAAAATAAAAGAAATAGATTCTAGACTTACAAAGAAAGAAGTCTTAATAGATGGAGAAAAACAAGATCGTTATTTCTTAGATGGTATTACACAGATAGCTAGAAGGGTCTCTGATGAAATTAAAGATTGGTATAAAAGAAGATTTAATGGTGGAGAGATTCTTAAGACCGAAGAAGCTAAAGCTGTTGATGATCTTAAGATGGAAAAAGGAACAAAAGGACATGCTGACTTTGAATACTTGGTAAGAGGACTTAATGATGGAAGAGGTGGTGTTCTTGTTGATGAGAATGGACTATTGAGAGCTGATGAGGATATATTAGATGATTCAGGATATGTTCCTCAAATGGATCCTAATGATCCAGATAGAGATATATATGAAACTCTTAAGGAAAACCTTTTAAAAAGATTGAAATCATTTGATAAAGGAACAGTGTTTCTTTCTGAGATGCAAATATTTGATCCTAAATCAAATAAAGCTGGTACAATAGATCTTATATCCATCACTCCTAAAGGAAAAGTAAATCTTCTTGACTGGAAGTTTATAGCTATATCTGATTCTTATGAAGATATTCCTTGGTACAAGGTGGCTGCATGGAAAAACCAAATGGATCAATATAAAACAATGTTGATTAATGCATATGGTATTAAAGAGGAACAGTTTGACCAAACAAGAATGATTCCTATTAAAGTGAGTTATTCTGAAGGAAATATTAAACAAAGGATTCTTCCAAAACTATTAGGAATAGAAATAGGTGCTGTAGATCCTAAAGATATAACAGATGCATATCTTGTTCCTGTAGGACTAGAAGAAGAAAAAACAGAAAATGATAAGGTAGATGCTCTATTAAAAAGGCTAAATGCTGATTATAAAAAACTATCTGAAAAAACTGTTCTTCCTTCAGAAAAGAAGAATAAAGCTGAACAATTAAATGCTTTATTTTCAGCTATCAGACAATTACAAATGAGGCAAAACCTCAAACCTTTATTGGAGCAAGCAAAAGTTTTTAACTCAAGTATTGAGAATTTAATGGAAAGATTTGAGAAAAATTGGGTAGGAAATGATCCAAAATCTTTTTCTGAAGATGATGTAAATGCTTTTATAAAAGAAATATTAGACGCTGAGAAAGCTCTTAATACATATACAACATTAGATATTGACCTTTCAGATCTTTTCTCGGAGAATAAAAATGCAGAATTAGAAAGTGATCTTGATAAGACAGTGAAGATAGCTAGGAAATTAGAAAATAAATTAGATACATTAAAAACAACATTTGTAAGAGATTTTATTGGTAAGGCTGAAGATGTGAAGGATGTTATTCAAAAAGAGAAAAAAATCAGTGGTCTTGCTAGATGGTTTAGTGAAACAACAACAATACAACTTAACTCTGCAAAAATCTTATTTAGAAAAGCTAGTAGAGCTATTACGTTTGCAGCTCAGGACACTGTAGATCAGAGTAAGAAACTACAAACTCTTAAGGATAAATATAATGCATGGGCTAAAGGTAAAGGACTTAATAACAAAAACTATTTTAATATTCTTAAGAAGAAAGGAACAAATGAATTAATTGATGAATTTCAATCTGACTTTTATAAGGAATTACAGAAAAGAATAAATAGTAAAGATCCAGATCTTTTTAAATGGGTTAAGGACAATATAAACATTTCTGAATACAATGCTTTCTTAAAAGAAGAGATTGCTAGTGAAAAGACAAGAATCATAGAAAAATATAAAGATAGAGAGCAGTCTGAAGAGAATGATCAAAAGAAGGATAATGAGCTAAATAAAGTGGATAAGTTGTACAACACCTCTACAACAACTGCTGCTGGATGGTATCAGTATGAGCTTATTAAAAAGTTTCCTAAAGAGAAATGGCAAACAGCAGAATGGAAAGAGTTACATGCTCCACAGAATCAGGCAGCTCTTGATTTTTATAATTACATTAGAGAAAGAAATGAATATTATCGCTCTATAGGATATTTAGGAAGAGGAGAAGATAGAACATTCCTTCCTTGGATAAGAAAAAGTCTTGTTGAAAAGATTGTAATGGGTGGAAATATTTCTGTAGGAGAACAGATTTTAAGATCTATATCAATATCTGAAGGTGATGTAGGATATGGTAAAATAGATCCACACACAGGAAGACCAATTGACACTATTCCTAAATATTTTATAACAGAATTACAGGAAGAGGCTAGTGAAAATCTTTTCAAGAACATGGCTTTATATAATGAGATGGCTATTAAGTTTAAATATCTTTCTGAAATTGAATATCAAGCATTAGCACTAGTTAATGTTGAAAGAAATAAAAAGTCAATAGCTACATCAATATTCTCTAGAACAAAATATAAGAATGGTAAAATAGATGTTTCTCCAGATAATAGTAAGAATGCTGAGCTTATAGAAAGCATGGTGAAAGGTATTGTATATGGACAGAAATATCTTCAGAATGATAATTTTGATCAGGCACTTGCTACATTCGGTAAGCTTGGAGAAAAAGTGAATGCAAAAATAGGATTTAAACTATTTCCAGAAGGACTAGAGGGAAGAACTGTTTCTTTGAATAAATCTATTGATGTATTAAATAAGATGTTTCAGATGAATGTAATGGGACTAAATCTTCTTTCTGCAACATCAAACTTATTTGGTGGTACAGCTCAATCTATAATTAATTCAGGAAAGTATTTCACTAAAACTGATTATTTAGCCACAGAATCTTGGATAAATAGTAAAATGATAGGTCTTGGAAACAAAGATTATCAAAAGAAAGCAATAGGAGCTCTTGAATATTTTCTTCCATTAACAGAAAATTATAATAGAGAACTTGCTAAAAAACTTTCATTAAATACATTAAGCCAGGAAAACATTCAAGATGCATTGCTCTGGATGATGAAACAGTCTGATAAACATGTTCAAACAGTTAACTTCTTTTCTTTTTTAAAGAATTCTATAGTGGAAAATGGTGAAGTGGTAAATGCTAGAGAGTTTCTTAAAAAGACTCCTGAGTATGTAAACTTCTACGAAGGAACTACAGAACAAATAAAAGCTAGAGAAGCTAAGTTTGAAGAAGATGTTAAAAAACTTACAGAAGAAAAAGGTGTTCTTAAGGTAGGAGAAATAGTTGATAATCAGTTTGTTATACCAGGTGTTGAAAGAAAAAGTGAAAGTGTTATTACTCTTAGAAGAAAGATACAACAATTAAGTAAGGATGCTCTTGGTAATACAACAGAAGAGAGTAGAAGACTTATAGATATGAACATCTATGGAAGCTCTTTTATGATGTTTAAACGTTGGATACCTAGACTTATAGATGTTAGATATGGTGATCTTAAATATAATTCTGCATCAGATGCTTATGAGTGGGGTAGGATGAGAACTGTATATGGTATGCTTTCTTTAGATCTTATTAAGAGTGCAAAAAGATTGAGAAACACACTTATAGGAAATGAAAAGGGTGTTGAATACATGAGAGAGATGTGGGAAAAGAAAAAAGCAGACTATGAGAGAGAAACAGAAAAGACACTTAATATGACTGAGTCTGAGTTTATGGATCTTGTAAGAAGAAATGTTAAAAGTCAAATGCTTGATCTAATGTTCTTCTTATCATTAATTGGTCTTTTTCTTGCACTTAAAGCTAATGCTCCTGATGATGATGAAGATCCAATAGTTAAAAATCAATATAAGTTTATGTTGAGAGCTGTTGATAAACTTAGAGATGAGATTGCATATTTCTACAACCCTGCAAATTTATTAGCAATTATAAGTGGTGGTATATTTCCATCAATAGGACTGCTTACAAACTTTGGAAAACTTATATCAAATTTTATGGAAGAAATGTTTGGACTTGTGTTACAGAATGACGAATGGGTGGAAAGTGCTAAACCAATCAAATATTTAATGAAACAATTTCCTATATCAAATCAATTATCAGGATACTTACCTATGTTTGTTCCAGACTTAGCTAAAGATCTTGGTATTAAAATGCAATCTCAATCAAGAATTAGTAGATAGTATAGCTATATTATAGCTAAATTTTAATTTACATCCATTGTCAATACATTTAAATAACTTAATTTTACAATATTATGAGAACTGCTGCAATTTGTCCAACTTGTGCTATATACACTAATGCTGTTTGTGTTATATATGATGATATATATTTAACAAATATAGATGTTTCCCCTTTGGAATCATTAGATGTTATATTAGGAAAAATTAATGACAACTTAGTTCCTAAAACAGGAATACTACCCCCCACTATAAATGCTGTATATATAGGACAATTATATGTAGATACAGCTGTTCCCACTCTTTATTATGCTAAATCTATAGGTCTAGGAGCTGCAGATTGGAAAGCATTAATTAATCTATAACATATTATTTTATTTTATTATTATGAATGTAACTTGTTCAGCAATTCCTTGCCCTATTTTGTTAAATTCTAATTGTGTTTTTTATGAAGCACAAAATTTAATATGTACAAACATTGTTACAAATGACACTGTTCAAACAGCATTACAAAAAATTGATCTTGCTATATGTAATATAGTGATAGGATCACAAGGTCCACAAGGAGCAACAGGAGCACAGGGAGCACAAGGAACAACAGGAGCACAGGGAACAACAGGAGCACAAGGTGCAGTTGGTGCAACAGGAGCACAAGGAGCACAGGGAATAACAGGAGCACAGGGAATAACAGGAGCACAGGGAGCAACAGGTACACAAGGTGCAGCAGGTACACAAGGTGCAGCAGGTACACAAGGTGCACAGGGAACAACAGGAGCACAAGGAGCACAAGGAACAACAGGAGCACAGGGAATAACAGGAGCACAGGGAGCAACAGGTACACAAGGTGCAACAGGTATACAAGGAGCACAGGGAGCACAAGGAACAACAGGAGCACAAGGAACAACAGGAGCACAGGGAACAACAGGAGCACAAGGTGCAGTTGGTGCAACAGGTGCACAAGGAGCACAGGGAATAACAGGAGCACAGGGAATAACAGGAGCACAAGGAGCAACAGGTACACAAGGTGCAACAGGTACACAAGGTGCAACAGGTACACAAGGTGCAACAGGTACACAAGGAGCACAAGGAACAACAGGAGCACAGGGAGCACAAGGAGCAACAGGTACACAAGGTGCAACAGGTACACAAGGTGCACAAGGAATAACAGGAGCACAAGGAGCACAGGGAATAACAGGAGCACAGGGAATAACAGGAGCACAAGGAGCAACAGGTACACAAGGTGCAACAGGTACACAAGGTGCACAGGGTGCAGTTGGTGCAACAGGAGCACAAGGAGCACAGGGTGCAGTTGGTGCAACAGGAGCACAAGGAGCACAAGGTGAAACAGGAG